TTGTTCCTGTTCCATTCATACTAAGCCAAGCCTTACTTAACCCTTGTTGCAGATTAGTTGTTGTACTATTGCCTTCACCTGTAACATCAATAGAACCTGCTGTGGTTACACCTGTAAATTTATCTACTTTAAGTTCACTTGCCATTATGCTAGGTCTCCTATAACTTGTCCTGCATGATAAGGTGAATCTTGAGCAGAAAAACTAGCATTACCAAGATGAAACTGATAAGTTGATGTTGACATCTCACCATCTTGTACCCAACTAGCATATCCTGCTGAACTGTCTCCACCACAGTCAGATAAACTAAATAAAGATGTACTCATTGGATTTGTCATAGTAAATTTAGTGGTTCCAGTTGTTACATCATTTAAAGAAGAGTGATTAAAACTTTCAGACCCAATTATCGCAGTAGTAGTGGTTGTTCCATAACAAACATAAGCTTTAACCACACCACTAACTAAATGTTGTGTATTTGTGCCATCTACATAAGTAGAATTAGAGCCTTTAATCTTAACATTCGTGCCACCTGAACCTGCTTTATCTACAATGGTGTCTACATTTAATTGACTTGTCATACGATACTCCAATATCCATTAACAGTAACTGTTGCATTGTCCTGTGTTATAGGACCTGCACTAACGCCATTCTCATCACTGTCTATTGTAATGTCTGCACTTATTGTCTGTCCATTTAATCTGATGATTGAGTCGTTGCCTTTGAATGGGTATCTGTTATCTGATTCAGTCTTAGTGTAAGTCTCATTAACTGAGAACACATCATACACAACCATCTCAATGATGTCATTTAAACTAGCAGCTTGTACGAGTACGACAGTTGTACCTGTAGTTGCAGTGTAGTCATCTCCCGGAACAAGCAAGATACCATTCTGATACACATCCATGTACAAGCTATCTGTGTAAGTAAGTGTCAGTGCGTTTGCATCAGAGCCACTAAAGCTAGTCTGACCTGCACTTGCTTGGTATTGGAATCTGTTTCTTACTCCGTTCTGTGGAGATTTACCTATGTATGCCATTAGTTATTCTCCCACTGTAAATTTTCTTCATTCCAAGTATGTAATCCACCCACAGGTTCAGCTACAGGAGCTTCCCATTTACAAGTACTTTCATTAAGTGTCCAAGAATTAAAAGGTTTAGGTTCTATAAATGCATTTCTAGTTGTATCATATGTGCATCCAATAGTAGCTTTATTTTTTCTCTGTCCTAATTCATCTATTACGTTAATCCATTCGCCCGGAGAATCATCAATAAAGGTATCAAAAAATTCTTGTTCAGCAACAATTATTTGTGTTACTATTCCATCTTTTATTTTTGCAAATTTAGCCATGCTTATTATCCTTGAAATTGATAACGTATAATTACAACACCATCAGCACCATCTGAACCTGCTGAACTATAACCTAAACCATCAAATCCTGCTCCACCACCACCTGAACCTGTATTTGCATTAGGAGCAGTAGCATTATTAGATGAGTTTTTAGGTGATGCACCACCACCACCTTTACCACCTACATTAGATGAACCTCCATCAGAGCCAACAGTAGAAAAGTTACCATTACCTGCTCCACCACCTGCGGCATAGATAACTGCACTTCCTGTTATACTATTAGACTCACCATCTCCACCCTTACCTGTAGCATTATTACTAGCTGTACCATTAGCACCAACAGCACCTTTGCCACCACCGCCGCCACCTACAGATGAATCATTATTAACACCACCTGAACCACCTGCATTTCCTTGACCACTTGTACCTGCACCACCTGATTGACTATTTTTAGAACCTCCACCACCAGAGCCACCTGCTCTACCAGCAGAGTTATTAGCACCACCACCACCTCCTCCAACAGCAGTTAGTCCTGCAAAAGATGAATCACCACCATCACCACCTGCAACAAAACCAGAACCACCTGTTCCACCTGAAGCTCCAGTTCCACCTGCACCAATAACTATAGAATAATCTTGATTTGATACTGTAAGAGAACTTGCAGACAACATACCACCTGCTCCTCCCCCACCTAAAGCACCTCCACCTCCACCACCTGCGACTATTAAATACTCTACAGAGTTGGTATCTGATATAGTTCCTATAGTTGGAGTAAAAGTTCCAGAACTTGTAAAGGTGTGTACTTTAAAATTACCATCAGTAGTTATAGTTCCACCTGTGGCAGACATATATGTAAAAGGACTTGCAAATGTTCCATCTCCTCTAATAAAAGTGGAAGATGATGCAGTTCCTGAAATATCTAATCCTGTGATTGGTACTTTTGTTAAAGCCATTAACTACTCCTTATGCGTATGGACTGTCACCTAACAAATCAGCATCCCAAGCAGCCTTGAGTTCAGCTATTGTTGTAGCATCTGCTATTGCACTTGCAGCAGGTGCATCTCTTAGTGAGTTCTTCTTAGTTACACTTGCAGCCTTTGCAGTTGCATCGTCAGCTTCCATTGCTTTCATATAAACTACATCTTCAGCTTCTAATAAAGGCTTTCTTACTTCCCTTATCTTGTCCTTGAATATGTCTTTAGCTGTTGCTAAGTCTTCTGTTATTGTTGTTCCAGATAATGTCCACGCACCTCTGAAGTGCCTGTCAGATGGAACAGTGGCATCTGAAGCAGATATAGTGTTGCCATCCTTGTCTACGATGTTAGTTGTTGCCATTAGTTTCTCCTTTAAGCAGCTTCTTCGTTATGTGTGGTTAGTTCTTCATTGATTCTCCAAGCATTTCGCCACACTCTCGTGCTTGGCAGTTGTGACTTAGTACAAATAACCATTCGTGGTTTGTTTGCCTTGTCGTAATCTCTCCATACATGCTGTGGTATGTCTTTCATAATTAGGTATTCTATTGCCTGTTCTTCTGTCATTGCCTCAATAGGCTTTGTATTGTGAAGCAAATACCCTCTTGTATGTTTAACAAAATCTGGTTTTGCCTCATCCTTCTTTAACTCCCAGTATACTTCAACGGGAGGTAAAATACCACCTTGCAAAGCACAAGCCATCCAATTAGGGTCAGGGTGTGTAACCTTTGCAGGTTCATCAGGTGTCTCTGGGTCTTCCCATACAACACAGTATTCTGTTCTGTGTGGCTCTAGCTTTTCTTTTGCCCAACACAATCTATCCCAAAGATGTGTGCCTTGAAATTCTGGTGTTTCTATTGTCATCATATCTCCTATGCCAAATCACTAACAACTTGGATGCTTATATCTGAGCTATCCTCACCTGTATTTGCATTAATTAAACTTTGTGCCCTTGCTTGTGATGTTTTCCCATCATTAGCTAAAACAGTTCCATGAACATAATTACCTGTGTTTCTTAGTCCTATTGTAGTAGTGAAAAAAACATCTGCCATATTATTTACAAAAACAATATCAGATACACCTGTACCACTATCAGTATGTGAGCTTGAGTTTAAGCTATTATTAACAACAGGTGTGCTTTGTGTAATGTGTGCATACATTTTTGTTGAGCCACTAACTAAGTAGTCAGTATCTACAGACCTTGAGCCTGTACTAGCTTTATTTAATGTACTTCCAATCTGTCCACTTGTCTGTAATGTATCAAATGCTATTGTTCCGTTTGCCATTATGCGAGGTCTCCATGTACTGAAACCAAATTGTTATCACTATCTGTTGCTGTAAAAGAGCTATTCCTAGATTGTGTTGTTATTGCAGTAGTTTCAACTTCATTACCAGCTAAGTCTGTTACAACTTGATTTGTAAGATGACCTGCTGCATAATTTGCATTACTCATAGCGTTAGTAAATGTTTCCGTAAACCTACCTGCCGAAACATCTGTCACACCAGAAAAATTAAAACTATCTCTATTTGCAGTATCTAAAGCTGATTGATCATAATGTGCCCAAGCCTTTGCCAACCCTTGCTGAATACTTGTCTGATTGCTACCCTCACCTCTAATAGTCATAGAGTTTGCACTTGAACTAACTACAGGTGTTGAGCCAATGGTTATGGTTGTTGCAGTAGACTTGCCTGTTATGGTGTCTAGTATTACTTCACTCATGCTAAGTCTCCATGTACATTTGATGTAACATAAGCATTAATAGCATTACTGTTATCATACCCTGTATTAATATTATACACAGTTGTTGATTGTGTTCTTGCAGTATTATAGCCATAAACTCTTTGAGATGCAGCATTACCACTTCCATCATTTACTCCTGCTGAACCAGAGTGAGTATAATTTGCATTACCCATAGCATTAGTTAAAGTTTGTGAGTAATCTCCAGTTCCATTATCTGTCAAAGTGCTTGTACCAAAACTATCTATTGCTACAGGTGTTGTCACACCACCATTAAAACTTATCCAAGCCTTCGCCAACCCTTGTTGTAAGTTAGTAGTCGTTGTGCCACCTTCTCCTACAACAGATATAGAAGATGCACTTGATGCACCTTTTAGTTTATCAATAGCTATCTCTGATGCACCACCACGAGTTAAATATGTATCTACCTTGATTGTACTCACGATATCACCAACCTTCCACCACTGTTCACTGTCAATGTAACACCACTATCTACAGTAATTGTTCCTGTTACCTGTGCATTTTCTGTGGCTAATATTGTTGTGTCTATTGTCAAGTTCTGTGAATTAGTTCTAAACATACCACCTGTCTTGAAGTTACCTTTGTTCTCAGCTGCAGGTGTTACACTTCCTGCTGATAAGTCAAGGAAGTACACAAAGATATTGTTAGTACCACTTGAGGGTGCAGCAGTAAATGTCAATGTTGAGCCGTCAGGTACAGTGTAAGCAGATGTATCTTGTACGACACCATCTACTGATACGAGTATCTCTTGAACTGAACCTACTGTTCTTCCTAGTGCAAATGTAGTTGTACTTGCATCACCATTGAATCTTACGACTGCAGGTGGTGTCTGAAAGTTAGCAGGTATTGGATTACCTAAGTATGCCATACTTTATTCCTTATGTAATGTCTAGATGACTTAAAACAACATCAGCAGAAGATGCAGGATCTGATGTAACTTTTATTGCATCACCCTGTTCTAAAACAACCTTTTGGTCTCCACCTACAACTACCAATGAACCACCAACAGGTATAGGTGCAGACTTAACAAGGTACACACTATCTTCTGCACCACTAGTACGACCTGAAGCATCAAGTTGTACATCTACAGTGATTTGACTAGTGACTATGTTA